GGCACTAATGGAGTAGGTATTATGGGCACATCAAACACCGGACATGGGGTTATTGGAAATAGTAATTCTGGTTATGGATTGGAAGGTGTTAGTGGTTCTGGATATGGAGTGTATGGTGTTAGTGGTTCTAATTATGGAGGGTATTTCACGGGATTGGGTATTAATGTTATTGGAGCTGTTTGTGTAGGAGGTGTGGAAAGAATTGGAAGCACGGGAATTGTTACTTCATCAAATGGATATACAGGAACTTATACGGATGCAAATAATAATACCTTAACATTCGTAGGAGGTATATGTACAGGTAATTCACAATAAAAAAGAAAGGATAAAAAGAGATGAATAAAAAGTATAGTAAAAAGGATGAAAACACGTTAATAGTTCAATCTACAATGGAAGTAGAAAATACACACACGTATCAAGAATTGATTCGAGAAAAACAACACTTGGAGGATGAGTTAAAACACATAACCGATTCTTTACAGGCTCAAATAAATGAATGTAATGAGCTTATTAAAGAAGCTAAGAAACTGGGAATACTTGAAAGATCTTAATATACAAGTCTTTAAAGATTTAGATTATATTAATTAAAAGTATTTAATTAAATTTTATTATATTTATATTTTAATTTATTAATCAAATAAAAATCATTAAAAATGAAACAAACAGAATTATTACAATTGACAAGCCAATCAGATGGAGCTTCATTGTACCGTCAAACGATTGGAAAAGTGAAAAATCTACCATTAAGCCTTGCCATCATTCAGAATGATAAAGTATTAAAAGAGGTGGCTGATGATGTTCGTGAAACGTTAAAGACAATGGAACCTCCGGAACTTGAAAAGCTAAGAAATGAAGCAAAGAAAGTAGAAGGTGATGAATTGTTAAATCTCCAACGTGATTTCAATCGTCAGTACAATGATTTTATTACCTCCCCAGATGTTCAAGCTTTTCTCAAATCAGAGAATGATTTAAAATTAAAACAAGTTACACTGGATGAAAAGTATGTTAAGAATGCCGGATTTGATTCTGATCAAATTGAAATCTTAATGTTATTTACAAACATTCAAGAAGTAATTGAGAAAATAGATTCACCAGTGGAAAACAAGGCTGAAAAGAAGCTCCATACGCAAAGGAAAAAATAATTAATATAAAGTATTAACGAAAAAAGAAACGTTATGAATTGGCTTGGAATTGGTGGATTTACAATAGCTTTAATTGGCTTGTTTATTACTGTAATTAAAATGTGGTTTACATTTCAAAATGAGTTTGAAAATCATAAAACTCAAGTAAAACTAAAATTACAAGAATATGAGATGAAAACAAATGCGTTAATTATGGATATGAAAGAATTTAAGGATTCACACGATGAAGACATTAAATTGCTTACATCCCGGTTCCAAGCTGATATGAATACTATACACCGTGAAAATCGTGAAGATCATAGCAAAATTTTCACGGTGTTGGATTCAGTAGGAAAGACTCTTACAAAACTGGAAACAACATTGGATTTAAGAAAGGATAAGAAAGAATGAAGCACAATATTAAAATGATTGTTATTCATTGTTCTGCTACCAGAACGGTTCAAGATTATACTTTTGAACAACTTGAACAAGATCACCGTTTGCGTGGTTTTCGTGAATGTGGTTACAATTATTACATCCGAAAATCAGGACAGGTGTTTGAAGGTAGAATTATAGGAGATGAACTTGCTCACGCTACCGGTTATAACAGAAATGCTATTGCTATCTGTTATGAAGGAGGGTTAAATGAATTAAGGATTCCAGAAGATACTCGAACACCGGAGCAAAAGAAAGCTTTAAAAACAATGGTTGATTTCTTCCATTTATTGTTTCCTGATGCTGAGATTCTTGGACATACTGATTTACCTATGGTATATAAAGATTGTCCTTGCTTTGATGTACGAAATGAATTCAAATATTGAAAAGATAGAATCTGGAGGCACTATGCTCCCGGTAAAGATTCGTACAGTAAAGTTGTTATCAATACCTTTTTGGAAGATTAAACAGTGGATATTATGGATGAAGAAAAAAAGAAAAAACTAAAGGATGCTGAAACATTAGTTGAATTTCTCAAACAGCTTTTCACATCAAAGAATATAGGTGGAAATTGGAAACTAATAAAAGAAATCTCATTTTGGATATTTGTAGTTTGTTCTATTCTTACAAATCCTATTTTTCCATACACCTTTCCTATTGCTGTTTACTCTGCTCTATCAGTAGCTGTATATGTTTCTGCTGCTATTGCCGGTATATCTCAAATAAACCGGGATAAAGAATCAAATAAAATAAAAATTTTAGATGTATTAAAACTTCTTTTAAATATTAATCAAAAAAGTAAAAAGTTATGAAAAAATTATTGATTTTTTTAGTGCTGATGATCGGGATGATTTTCCCTATTATGGCTCAGGATGGTGGAACCACTGCAAATGGTTTCATGGACTATTTTGCTACCTTAACAGCTCTGGCAGGATTAAATGTAATTATTGTTGCAGCTGTTTTGAAGTTCTTTAAAACGGAACCAACAAAACTTGTAAAACAATTGATTGCAATAGGTATTGCTTTAATATTATGTGTGGTGGGTTGGTTTATGCAATGGGGTATTTTTACCGGAACTGATTGGTGGATGATACTTGTATATACAGTTGGCGTAGCTTTCCCATCAAATGGATTCTTTGATATTATAAAGGCTTTAATACTTTCAATGGCCAAAAAGAAATAAGGTTGTTTTTATTTTTAGGGATTTAGATTAATTGAAAAGGGTTGGAATATATAGAGGCTTCCAACCCTTTATTTTTTTAATTGGTTTTATACTTTGCCTAATCGTGTTAAAACAACGCAAATAACAACGAAATAAAATACCCAGAACAATACTACAAGAGCTATCTGGATCATTTGCCTATTGCGTTTGAAATGGCTTAATTTAACCGGATCTAAGGCAATATCACGTCTTACTTTTTTATCATACTTTCTTTTCATTTTATTACTTCCGAAATTAATTCATTTAATAAAAAGATTACTATTATCAAAAAGGGTATCATGATAATTGTTTTATTCGTGAAACACCTTTCCGTTGGGTTACTTCAAATACCCTATCAGCAAAAGAAGTTAGAGTGGGTTCATGTGTAACGATTAAAAATTGTATTCCTAATCGGTCACTAATTTCTTTTAACATTTGTGAACCACGTTCCTGACGTTCTTTATCAAGATTTTTAAGAGGTTCATCCAATATTATAGTAGATCTTGAACGGGGTTGCATCATTGTCCAAGAAGCTATCCGGAGGGCAAAAGAAGCTATATCAACTGCTCCACCACCGGAAGCGGTTAAAGGATCTGCCCGTTCACCATTTCGCTGAAAGTACAAATCACATTCTGTTCTATTCCTACGCTGAACAAATTCCACTATTAATTCATAAGGATCTTCAAATACAGCATCCAGAGCAAGGGAGGTGATATCAGAGATATGATATTGTAATTGTTGTTGAGTTTTCAATCCAGCCTCCCGGATCAATTCCCTTGCTTGTTCATGCTGATGTAAGACTTTTGTTTGTATCCGGATATTTCGATGTGTTTCTTCAATTTGTTCTGATACCTGAATAAAACGTCCTTTTATCCGTTCAAATTGTGTGCGAAAATCTTTAATTGTCTTGGTCATTGTTTTCCATTTTTTCTTCAAGTTCATCCAAACCGTTTTGAATTTGGAGATCCATTTTTTCAATTTGTTTTGTCATTTCCAAAACTTTCTTCTCAGCTTCTTCAAGTGTATTACAATTATAGGTTTCTTTTAATTGTAATAACAATGATTTCTTTTTTCCTGTCAATTCTGCCACGGTTGTTCTTGCCTCATCAATCTCATCTTTGAGTCGCAATAAATCTTTTTTATCCATAAATTTGTTCTCTGTGATATTGTCTGTAATTAGGGTGAGCCAGGTGCAATAGTTCAGATACATTTAATGTATCTAAATAGGAGTAGTCAAATACCTTATGCATACAATGCACATGTAAAATTAGATGTTGGATTGGGTTAATTTCCCGTGGTCTTACTTTCTTTTTTGTTCTCATTTCACTCATATGTTTTGGTTTTACTTATTTTTACTCAAAAACGGCTTGATTAACTATTTTTTTAATAGCTTCTTTTGTTTTATTTTCTTCCATCATTCGGGTTACATTCTCCTCAAAGCTCACATCAGCCTCCCAATCTGTATTTAATTTACTGATAAAGGATTCCAGCCTGTTGTCTCTTTCTTCTTTTCTTGTGATATGCTCCCGGGAAATAACATCTGCTTCAATAGGTAAATAAACCCTTTTAACAGAATTACTTTTAGAATAGTATAAATATACACTTGGTCGAAAATCTATTTGATCTGCGGTTGTACGCATCATAGATCCGGGATTCACCAAGATCCTTCCATTTAGTTCTTCAACAAATGATTGATGATTGTCTCCTGTAATTATCAAATCAAATTGTGGATATTTTTTTAAGAGCTTAGAAGCAGTAGAAGCGGGACAATCAGGCCAAGGTAATTTTCCTTGGTAATTAAACGTATGCCAGACTAAGATAGGTGGAGTACTGTTTGAATCAGTAGGTTCTTGTCCAAAATGACAACCATTTAATATTTTAATTTTTCCAGCTTTTTCTAAGGTATTTATGCCACATTTGTAAGCCAATTCTAAATTGTGTTGAGGTAAATCATGTTGTCCATAAATAGTTAAAAATTTATCTGGGAGATGTTGAATTGCTTTTGAAATTAAAAATGGACTTGGTTTCCAGTGATGAAAAAGATCTCCACCATGTATTACTGAACAATTATACTTTTTTTGTAAATTAGAAATAAAATCAAGTTTTTTCCACTGAGCTGCCCAAAAATCATCTGTTCTGGAAACCGGAATGTCCTCACGGAGATGTATATCACTACAAATGATCAAATCCGGAGTTCCTTCAATTATATTGGTTGATTTTGTTCTCATTTTACTCCTGTAATTGAATTAATTTTTTATCCATTTTCTTAATTTTTAGTTATTTTCCACAAAGAGGACAAATGTCAGGCATCTCACGTTTAAAAATAGCCTGTTTTCTTTCGATTTCCGCCACTTTCTTTTCAATTGATATATAAGTATTACTTATTAAAGATAATTGATTTTTGAGGCTCATTTTAGCCTGTACGGCAAGATCTCGATTAGAATAAATCTGCAGTAAATTATTTACTGTATCTTTAGTGCTTATTATCTTGTTTTTAGTCTTTATTTGTCTTTCAACAAATCTTAATCGAGTAAAAGCACTAAACAACATTTCTGAGGTTTTTTTATTGGCTTCATTCGTAGTAATAGAAAAAAGAAGATCTTTTATTTTAGCTTCGTATTTTAAAACGTGAGATTTTTCTTTAATATCCTGTTCTGTAGATTCTATATTTTTTAGAATTAATTTAAGTTTGGAAAGGGCATTTATTTTATTTTGCCGGGATTCCTGAAGATTTTCCAATACTTCAATATCTATTTCGATTTTATTAAGATCCGGAAAAGAATCCAATTGTTCAGTTAATGTTTCTAATTCTCGTATAAGTCCAGTTGCTGGTTTATTCTTTTCTGATGCATGACCAATCACGGATTGAATATTAAATAACCAACTATTAACTTTTTTTGTAGCAACGTCAATTTGATCAATATGTGCAATACGGTTAAAATGTACTGCAACCTCACCCGGAGTAGAATCCAGAAGGAAAGGGCTGTCAAACTGAGCTTGTAAATTTATTTCTGATATATTTAAAGCTTGTTGTATTTCTTCCGGTACATCCGTTCCAAAAGCTTTAAAATCAGTTCCATTTAGGGAGTATCTTTTTGATTTACCTCCTTCTGTTATTTCTAACATAACAGTATTTCCTTCCGTGGTGGTGATTGTTACAAGAGTATCCCCACCCCAATAAGATTGAAATTCATTCCCAAGAGGTCTGTTATTGATCAATTTATTTAAAGATCTTATTATTGCCGTTTTTCCTGAATCTGAATTACCTATAATCACGTTCAAACCTTCTGTTAATTCAAGCATGGAAGATTTATGGGATTGAAAATTTTGAAGTTCAATACTTGCTATCATTTTTCTTGTTCTTTTATTGTATAATATACTCCTATGATTATTTTTTGCTGAATAGAGGTTCCAAGACTAACATGAACCCGGTTGATTGTTAATTGAATATAACCTCCTAAATCTAAGAAGGTATGAGAGTAATGATTTGTAACCTTTCCTATATCGGTGATGTTTCCAAAACCAATAAAAGGTAGTGCTTGTATATTTTTAGTTAATTCAAAATTATATCCAAAATTAGTAAAAATAGTACGGACATTTGAATCTCGTAAAACACCATCTTTTTTTGTGAAATTAAAATTAGATCCTACGGAGAAAAACATGTTATTTTCTTCTACAGATAAAGAGTAATTGGTTGTTGGAATTTTTCTGAATTGACTGATTTCAATTCCTACTTTCTGACCCATACAAAGAAGGGTATTAATTGTTAATAAAATCAAGGTAATTAGTGTTTTCATTTTTCATTATATTTTTCAAATATTTCTTGAGTCAAGATAGGCAATATCTGTACCAGAATAGGGAGTGGGGCAGATTGAATAAAAGCCATAGTGACGTTATAATCTTCATTTAACTTTTCTTTACCTTGTTTGTTTTTGTTTATCTCTAATAAAGTGTCAAATAAAGAAGAAAGTTCATTCATTACCTCCTTAAAAATTTTATCATGGTCTGATAAATTAATTACTGTTTTCTTAGAGTGAGATACACTTGAATGATCTCTTTTACCAAAGTACTGTCCTATCGTAGTCAGACTTGCAGCAGTGTAAAGAGTAGAAAAGTAATGACATAATTGAAGTGGTTCCAAATTGGCTCTTGTATGTTTACCTCTAATAGCTTCCGGAGTAGTTTGATAGTAATCACAAATAATGTTTTCAATCTGAAATAATGTTAACATATTTTCCAATTATTTTTATGCCAGTGAGCTACAATTAACCAATTACCATTCTTTTCTTTTTTAACAATCTTTTTTCCCGTAGATCCTTTTACTGTTAACAACTCTTCCAATGAGCTTTCTTCTTTGTAATATTCCCGGGTCATACAACCGGTGGAGTACCAGAAGTTAACAATAAAATACCGTTTCATAACCAAACATCCATAACCCTTTTTAAACCGTCATTTTCATATAAGGATAAAAATTCAGAATAACGATCAGGTGGTATTGATTCTACGAATGTTTTATATTTTTCATCCCAATCATCCAATTCTTGAACGGAGGCTAAATGTCTCACCCGCATTATAAAATTACCATGACCCAATCTGTAAATACGGTCACCAGCATCTTGTCTTTTTTGTTCAAGATCTGGTATTTGTTCCTCCAACCATTCAACATATGTTTTCACATCGGCTTTAAAACTATTATCCCAAAATGCAATGGTTAAATTTTTTCCAAAATCTTGTTTATATTTTCGTAATAAATCAACTCTTTTCATAGTTAAAAATTTCTACAACAATATTCACAAATTAACAAGGCATCTACTTTTCCATCATGAACAACTTTACACCGTTCCGTGGCTCTTAGATCTATGAACGGAAATAAACGTTTAGCAGCCATTTCTGCCATTTTCTTAGTATCTTTTTGAATTGTTTTTCCTGAACTACTTGGCTTGGTTTGTAAAGGTATTCCTTCAAACATTTGAGTTTGCCACTTCTTTGGAGCAACTTTGGTGAAAGGAATACCAACAGCAACTAAGATTCCGGAAAGTAATCCACAACCATATCCGAAATCAAATGTGGCTCCTGCGGAACTTCCGAAAATAGCGTGGACATCTTCTATGACGGCATACACTTCTGAAAAAGGATCTATATTGGAATTAAATATTTGAAATAAGGCTCTTTCATCATATTCTTTTCCAATCTTTGGAATAGGAAAAAATGTATAATTTTTCCCAAGCTTAAAATAAATGCCTCCATTTTTTCCCGGATCTATACCGATGTAAATCTTATCTTCAGAAGGAGTTAATTGTGTTGGTTTTTTTCTCATGTTTATCGTTGTTTAGGTATTCTTGCAACTTCAAATTTTTTCTCAATCCTTTCCCATAAAGTGATTACCTCTTCTTTTAGATCTTGTATTAACCACAGCTGTTCTACTTTCTGCACAGCTTCATCCAAGCCAACACCCATGTTTTCACCTCCTACCGTATAGGTGGTATTTTTAGTATAATCTTTGATGTATTGTAAATTAGCTCTAATATCATCTATACCATATCCATAAATGATATAAATATCACATTTTCTATAAGGCTCATCCACTGTTTTTATCACCTCAATTTCAACCTTTATTCCAATAGCTTTCTTAATCTCTTTTCCAGCAATCTTAGCTTTATTAAACAACTTTTCAGGGGTGTTATGTTTAAGACGTACACTGGCATAAAATTCAAAAGCGTGTCCACCCGGAGTTGTATATTTAGCTCCATAGGGTGAAAAGTTATCCCGGATTTGATTACTAAACATCATCAGGTAATTTTGTTGTTTAATAAGCCTGCAAGCTTTCCGGAGTTGTTCTGAAAATTCCTTTGCTCTACGACCACCCATTTTATCACCCTCTTCATCCTTCATTTCAAGATTAGTAGAAAGTGCTGCAGAACTATCTACAAAACAACCATGAATAATATCTTCAGGTTCTGGTTTCCATTTATTTACTTTTCCAAAAACTTCCGTCACTGTATCAGGTTGATAATAATTCTTTTTAGGTATATGCATACCAAAGATGGAAGTAAATTCCTGATCCAATCGTGCTTCAGGATCAAAAAATAATGTTTCTCCTTTAGCTCTTTGAATGTATCCAGCAACCTCAGCTAATAATACTGTTTTCCCTGATTGGGATGGCCCAAATGCCTCTACAATAATACCTCCCGGGAGACCACCACCGTGTATTCTTTTTCCGGATATGGATAGATCTAATAAGGTGGATCCGGTACTGGTTATGGTTTTAAAATTACCATCATATTCCGATTCTTGTTTTTTAGGAGTAGTATTCCTCATCTTTTCTTTTACTTGCTCAGAAATGGGTTTGCTTGGTTCTTTACTTCTCATACTTTAAGTTTCTTTAATATTTGATTAATAAGGGTAACGGATAACCGGGAGTATATTAATTTCTTTTCCAATTCTTTTTTCCAATTAGAAAATTCTTCAATATCAGTTCCTGTGTTTTTTAGATATGTCCACTCACTTTGAAATTGAGAAACAATTATTTTAATAATCTCTGCTTTTGGTTGTTGATTATGTAGTTCTGTATAGCTCGAATTGATCCAAGTTCGTACAATGTTTGATTTTGTACGTTTCCTTGAAAGGGCATACAAAGTCAAATACTCAACAATAGGTTGGGGTACCATCACCCCAACCATTTTACAATTTTTTGTATGATAATCAAATTGTTTTGTCATAATTCTTTTTTAAGCTTCATCCGAACAATCATCCCATAGAGAACAATCAGAACAATCTTTAAACTTTTCAAAATCTTTACCAAATACATGTTTGTTTGGGCAGCGATTTTTACCTGGTTTTGTAGTTTGTTCTTTTTTGGTTTCTACTTGTTTTTTACCACTTCCAAAAGAAATCACTTCAAATTTTGAAAAAGGAATACCCACATGGCGGTCGCCATCTTCATCAGCTAATGTTGCTTGTTCTTCATTATCATTTATGGCTACAATCTCACATTCTCCTAATTTCTTATGAAGAACAGTGTCACCAATATTGGGTGTATGAGTTCTTGAGTTTGTTTTCTTTACAGGAGCAATTGGTTCATCCTCATCCTCATCCTCATCATCTTCTGGATCTGGTTCTGGTGCTTTTTTTGCAGCTTTTCTTGAAACAGGTTTCTTTACCGGTGGTTCATCATCCTCATCCTCATCATCTTCTTCAGGTTCAACAACTTTTTTACGATTCTTCACAGGAGCTACTGGTTCATCATCTTCTTCATCCTCTTCAGGTTCTGGATCTGGTTTTGAAGGTTTTACATTTTTCTTTTTCCTTGTAACAGGAATGTCTTCTTCATCCTCATCTTCAATATCATCCTCATCAATCCCGGTCAATTTCATTTCCAATTCTTTATAGGAAAGAACAATAAGAATCTCATCCAGATTTGGTATTTTTTTCAAAAAGGATTCTTTATATGGGGCATCCCTTTCTTCAAAATCAATCCTTCCAATTTTAGCATAATCGTGGCCAGCAAAAGATTCTTTAGTGAATCTAACTTTCAGGGTCAAACCTTCTTCAAGATCCGGGAAAATTTCATTGTCAGTATCTTCTGCACATTCATCATTAAGTGCCTTCTGAAAGATAAATTGAGAATTGTCCCAGATGTATGGCTTTTCATCCATTTCCTTATGATTCTTTGGAATTACCACATACAAGTTCCTATCCTTTGCTGTAAAATCTTCCCATTCTTTTTTATCAGCACCTCTGTTTTTAAGAGTTTTAATGTACTCACAAATGGGGCAAGGTTTCCCAAATGTTCCCGGACAAACTACTTTATCCGTAAATTCACCATTAGGAATACTATGAACTTTAAATGGTCTGCGATACCAAATACCACCTGCTTGTTCTATTGATAGAGCATCCGGGTGATGAGAATCCGTTACAACATAGGGCATAATATCAAAATACATTGTTTTGCCGGGTTCTTCTTTAAAAGCTTCAACCCCATCAGGATATGAGATGTATCCAAAGTTGCTTTTTTCTTTTTGCCTTTTTGAGTTGGAGCTTATTGCTCCACTAAATCTACTTTTCTTTTTTTGTGCCATTTTCTTTTTGTTTTTTATCGAAAAATTTAAAAAATCCTTCCAACATGCCGTTAATAAAGGTGTACCCAATTAAATAAGCTATAACAGGCAAACCAATTAAATACAGCAAAATAGTGGATATTTGTTTTAATGCTTCCATTTATTTACTACGTTTAGAAAGTTTGTTTGCTATTCCGGAGTTGACTTGATCATCATGTTCTTTCATCTCCCATTCTTTAGTAAGATTACGAGGTACAGATGGACCAGCAAAATAGTTCTGTCCATGTAATTTAACAAGATTTTCAAGTGCTGCTTTTCTACTGTTGCCAATTTCCCATTTAGCTACTTCAGCCATGTTACATTCATATTGAGCATCTATCCATTCTTGTTTAGCTTGTTTATGCTCCTTATGATTTCGGTAATAAGCTTCAGTAGTGGCAACCGTTGCTTTCATACCATCTCCAAGACACTTTTCTGGATTGGTAGAAACTTTTGCAATCAATTCAGCTTTGATAACTTTTACATTTTCTTCAGCTTCCATAACTCTTTTCTGAGCCTGAGCCCAAATTTTACCGTACTTTGTTGCTAAAGCCGGTTGTCTTAACCATTCTACATCTAATGCATCTGGATCAATAGGTTCATCATCTTTATAACTCATTTTATAATTTATTTATAAATTTAGCTGTATCTGGTAATTTATTGCGATAACTTGCTGGTATCGTACCTTGACACCAAACATTTTTTGATTCAATTATATGTTTATCATTTAAGTATTCAATAATAAATTTATGCCCACCATGCCCTTTAAAATATGAACCAGGGGTGTCTTTACAAATAGTGTAATGCGTTCCATTTACTACAATATGCCCTTTTTCAGGATTAAAATTTAATACTTTATCATTCCAAAAATCAATGTGAAAACATTCATTTGAACAAAGTATTTTATTTTGAAAGCTGCTTTGTTCAATCTCTTTATTACATATCACACAATTCATCCTTTACCCTTTCGTTACTGATAAACACGCAAAAACAAGCCCAGGAAACCCTGAATTATAGAAGTTGTCAATAAAACACTCCATAACCAGCCCGGCCTGGGGATTGTCTGTTTTAAGGAGTACAGCAGAGCAATATCCAAGAACTGCTCTACGTATATTTTCTGGATCTTGATCTTTTAATCCGGTTAAAATAGTAGATATTTTTTTCCATCCATTTTTACCCAATAATGCCCTACAAAGTTCAATCGTTTGTGATTGTTCTTCAGCAGATTTTTTAGCCATCTCCAACCGCTGTTCCGGTTCCACTGCCAAAACCTGTTCAAGTATTTGTAGGGCATTTCTTGCGTGCCCTTGAGAATCAATACCAATCTGTTCCCAAACTTCTTTCTCCAGTTTCACTCCTTCTTGCTTTGCAACTTTACGTACTAAAGATCCAATTTGATCCTCCGTTAATAGTTGAACAGAGAATTGAGAACAACGTCCAATAATGGTGTTTAAAAGCTTCTGTGGATCCGTTGTACAAAGAATAAAATAAACATGTGATGGACAATCTTCTAAAATCTTTAAAAGAGCTGATTGAGCATCTCCGGTTAATCGGTGACACTCATCTATCATCCATACTCTACAAGCTCCTTCAAGCGGTTTGTAAGCCGTTTGTTTAATTATATCCCTTATAGTATCTATACCACGAAAATCAGCTGAATTTACCTCCCGAAAATCGCTACCAAAGCAATTTAATTTAGATCCTATAATTCTGCCTAAAGTTGTTTTGCCACAACCGGTTGGGCCAGAAAGTAGGAAAGCGTGGGGACAATCTTCTTTTAAAAGAAGATTAGTGAGGGCTGATACTGTATTCTCATTCCCTTTTAAATCTTCCAATTCTGTTGGTCTATGTTTTTGATATAAGCTCATAAAATTTATTGTTTTATATAATATACTAATTTTTTAAAAAAAATCGTTTTTTAATCTTTCATTTTATTCATCTCCACCCAAGAAGCATCTACACTTCCAATATCAATCTCAACGTCTAAAGGAACGTTAATCCATGACCAAGCTTTCGGAAGATCTTTACATGTTATTCTCTTAATTATTTCACATATTTTAGGTAACTCATCCGGGTGAACATCCATAACAATAGAATCATGTATTTGTCCTATTATTTTACTGTCCATTTTATTTTCCTGTATATGGTTATCTAATTTTGTAAATGCCCAGAGATTACAATGAAAAGCAGATCCCTGAACAGGATAATTTATAACATCATTTCTGGACATAACTCCAGAACAACAAAAACCTGTTTTAAGAAAAAAATATCCTTTTCGTTGATATTCTTTCCACCACTTTTCCTTCCACCGGGTATATTGTGGAAATCTTACATTCCAGAAATCTGCTTCAATTTCTTTAACATGATTAATGTACTTTTTCATGCTGGTAATACCATTCCGGTGAAAGTGAGTTCCAAGAGGTTCATCCTTTATTAAAATACCATCCGTTGCTTTCCATTTACCTGCTCTGGGCATCTTACACCAGCCGGTAGCTAAACCAATAGCACAATTTTTGTAATAAGATCCGTAAAATTGTGGAAATACAAATCCATTTTTTGTAGCATTCCTTAAAACCTTATGTTTAGAAGGATCATAAGAATCTAAGAAAAATAATTGTTTTGCCATGTCCCCATGCATATCCGTGGTTGGATCTTTTATGTATTTTAACATAGTAGGATCTTTATGAAAACAAGCAGCAATTCTTACTTCTAACCCAGAGTAGTCAGCTTCAAGTAATAAATGACCCGGACGTGGATAAAGTGCTCCACGAACAATTCTCATTGACTCTTCATCTCGTTTAGGTATATTTTGAAAATTTGGACTATCAGAAGAGCTACGAAAGGTTTTAACAAGGTGTAAATTAAACGATGGGTGAATATATCCATTAACCTGCTCCCGGGTGAAAGCTTCCAAATAAGTATCCCGGACTTTTTTTAATTTTCGGGCTTTTAAAATTATTTTTAGTTCTGGAACATCCAATTCATTAAGGGCATCCTCATCCGTTGCTCCTTGTCCTGATTTGGTATTGTAAACCGGTTCCAATTTTTTAACTTTATATAGAAAAGAAGAAAGTTGAGTATTGGAATAAATATTTGGTTTTTTACCTCCTATTGAGTGAGACCAATGTCTGTAAAAACTTGTCTCAAATAGTTCATTTTCTAACTTCTCAATTCTTTTAGTAAGCTTCTTTTTTGTCTCTTCACAATAGTCTATATCAATCCGTATTCCTTGTTGTTCTGCTCTTGAAAATGCCAAAGTTCCGTTGTGTAATAATTGATATGCATCGTATGTTTCTGGATTTATGTTCATTTTATTTTAATATTATATTAAATAGTAACTATCTGATTATCAATTACTAAAGAGATTTCCATGTAAGGTATATAAATATATTACTTTGTATGAAAGTTTCTTAAATCACTTAAAAATAGCCTTAAATTAAAGATTTACTTTTTTTAAAAAAAGTTACTTTTCATTAAAAAATTATATTAAATACTTCTAAAAAGGTAAAATTTTAGCATCAATTGTAGCTCGTTGAAGTTGAGCTAAACGAAATTCAAAACAAGAATCCAGAGCACAGTACTCCATTAATTTTTCAGCTCCAGAAGGATTTTTAACAAGCTCCAAAACTTTATTTAAAGCATTTCCATCTGTAGAGTTAGAATGTAAAAAAGGAGCAATTTCAGAATCATAATCAATCACACCAAACTGAACATAAGTCTGAAATTTAAGTCCAGTGACGTCTGGTCGATTATCCAGAATGTGAGTTGCGAGCATTGTGTCCCAAACCCAATTCTGAACTTCTGTCTTTAATCGAATCAAAGACCATGTGTGCTCATATTTCATATTTTGAGCAATTTTTCCAACTTTAGGATTCTTTAATAAACGGATAAAGGGTTCACGTTCTTTAGGTGAGTTAGGAATCATAAAAACATAAACCAGATTAGGAGCTACAGCCACGGAACAACAAACAATCCGGTGTCCTTTGGCGTGGGGTTTTATCCCGGTAGTTTCGTAATCAAAAGCCACTTCTGTTTCTATTTCATCAAGAACAGTTAATTCATCTGATTTAAGGTATTTAATAATTGGTTTCTGATAACTCCGGAAAGAGACATCTAACATGGATAATGCTTGTTTAATATCCTTTTCAAATACTGTTTTCCATTCCGGATCTTTATCTAATATCATACCCGGATGATATGTTGGACAAATCCAACAATGTAAATCCTGATCTGGGATTGTCCACCCACGCCATTTTTCAATTGTTTTTATATCCTTTTTAAATCTATGCCCTATGAGGCTAAATAAGGCACTGAAACCTAAAGGCAATATAAGTATAGGGTCACACTCAGATATTAGCTTAAAAAGCCTCGCACGGCACTTAGAAACATGATCTGGTGTTATATTCTCTTCACAATAACAAGGAACGGCATTTGTGCTCAGACAATCTTCATAAAGATCAATTCCATTATCTGTTAAAACGTTTCTCAGATATTCACCTTGCTTATCTCGCCATTGAGAATTTACTCTGTCATCCGTTTTTGAAGATTTTTCACCTATTATTAAAATCCGTTTCTTAAAATTACCGGATGGTTTCATTTTGGGATTCTTAGAATTTAGGTACAATCCACAAGAAGCACAAGAATAAATCTTTCCATCCGGTCTGCTTTTAGATTCTGTTTGTTTTATGTTAAAAAATCCTGCCATTATAGAATTCCTTTTTGTTGTTTTTCAGCGAGTTTTAAATTTTTGATCGCTGATTGGTAGTAAGATTCTTTTAATTCAACCCCAATAAATTTACGGCCCATTTTAATGGATTCATAACCTTCTGAACCAATACCTGCAAATGGTGAAAGTACAATATCTCCGGGATTACTCCATAATTCTAAACAACGGGAAATAACTTGTAATTGAAGTGGACAAATATGCCTTTCATCCGCTTTATCCCTTGCAGCCCTGAAATTAAGGGTATCTGATTGATTTATATCAAACCAAACAGGGGAAGCATACCTTTGCCAAACTTCATGACTGTATTTATTAATTGAATGTAGATCATTTTTTGGTTGTTTTGGTTCTGGTAAATCACCAATATAATCTTCAAAACCACGACCATGTTTTATTTTTTCAGTATTTTCACCGGGTTTTCTAAAAGTAAGAACTTCATCTGCAAAACCCTGAGCACAACGGGATGAATCTTTTGATATTTGTTTATGTGCCAAAGAAAGCATTTTTGTTCGTGTCTTGTAAAAGTGGGTCTTTCCAAATCATTACTTTTGAATGATAGATAAATCCAAATTGTTCAAATAAACGAACAATAGCACCCGGCAAATCTTTTAAGCCCATTACCCCTTCATGTGTCATTGTCATAGGAATGATTGAGCAATGCACACTTATTAATCGTCCGGGTTTTAAAACTCTGAATAATTCAGGAATAAGATATGCAAAATGTGAATAAAACTGATCATCACTTTTTGAATTACCCATGTCCAATTGAGAATCTGAATAAACATAAAGGGATAGAAATGGTGGTGAGAATACTGAAAAACCTATTGAATTATCTGGTATCCCAGAAACTACTTCCACAGTATCACCATGATACATTGACCATTTATCCATTATTTGTTGATTATAAACCTTTGCAGGATATAATTCTTTTTCCTGAACCCGTATTTTAGCCTGTAAAGCTTTTACTTTCGTTTGATATTTTTCTAATTGTTGAATCAGTTCATCCATGATGGTAGTTTCATTTTTATTTTTGGTAACTCAATTTGAATATCTTCTTTTTGTAATTCTTGTTTTACAATATCCTGAGTATGTAAAATCATATTTTGAATCATGTGTTTTGCCTGTTTATCTTTTCGTTTGATATTTGATAAAACGGCCCCTTCACGTTCTTCAATTATAATATGACAATCAACGGGGTATTCCTGCCCAAATCTCCAAATACGCCTTGTAGCCTGATATAATTGTTCCCAAGAATCTGATAAACCTACAAAAGCCATATTATGACAATTTTGCCAGTTCATTCCAAATCCAGCTATTTTAGGCTTTGTAACAAGTCGATGAACTTTTCCAGAAGAAAAACCAAGCATTCGTTTTTCTCGTAATTCCATTTCAGTAGCCCCAGCAACTTCTTCCGCACCATTAATTAATTTTGTAAGTAATTGGCTTTCTTCATTCAACCCACACCAAATAACCCATTGTTCATCTGACTCATTAATTAATTTTGCAGCAAAATCACAACGTTCCTGAATAGTTTCTTTTCGTACCCGTCTACGATCTTCCATTGTTTGTGCTTCCATTGAAAAGAACCCATAATTTGATTTCTTTGATTTCAATTTATGCTCAATATAATTTAACGGTGGAAGATTAAAACCTTTCTGATCATAACCTAAATCAGAAGGATTTGAAAGCATAACAGCCCATGAACAAACCCATTCCCAGAACTTCCTTTCTTCTGCATGTTTTTTTAATCTCCATTGCCCTGTGTTACCTGAATCATTAACAAAAAACATACTAAGCATTTCGGAATAACCCATAACACCTAAAAATTCAGCATGGTTTCCAAGTTCCATATAATCATTTGGAGAAGGTGTTGCAGAACAAGCTAAACGATATGGAGTTGATTGAAACATTTCAATTACTTGGTTTCTAATCATTCCTGCCATGTTTTTTAGGATACTTGATTCATCCAAAACAACCCCAGCAAATTCAGAACCAACAAATTTATGTAATTTCTCATAGTTAGTGATATTGATCCCTTTTTTTACATCAGATTGAGAATGGCATAAATGAACTTTAATACCAAACTTTTGCCCTTCATTAATAGTCTGTTGAGAAACTGCCAAAGGAGCTACAATTAGGACAGATCCTTTTTCATGTAATACAATTTGATGTGCCCATTCAAGTTGCTGAATAGTTTTTCCAAGTCCACAATCTTCAAATAAACAAGCTCTACCTTTTTTTAATGCCCAAAGAACAATATCTTTTTGAAAAGGAAAAAGCCATTCATTCAAAGGTTTTACAGGTTCAAAACCAACAGGATGAAATATGAGTTCTTTTTGCTCCAAAAATTCCTTATAATTCATCCGTTTAATCTTTTAATAAAGCCATAAAATCCCAATTCTCACCACTAAATTTAACCTTACTACTTCCAAGCGTGCAGGAATTAGAACGGTTCAGGATATTTCGAAACAGGGATGGTGTTATCATGAATGAAGTTGATTCAGCGGAAAACTTAATATTTGCTTCTTCTTCAAACCATCCTGAATCAGATTTACCAGCGATTTTCATACGGTTATTAGCTAACGTGATTGTGATAGTTTCATCCGTAGAGACAGCTTGCTTTGAGAATACAGAAGCACGGTCAAGAATCTCGGAAATAGTTTTCGGGAAAGTTAGTTCCATTCCTTCAACTTCCATGTGTTCCCCGGTAGCAGGAAATTCATCCTCAAAAATTCTACAACTAAGAACCGTTCCAGCTTCATTCTTGAAATGTACCCAACCAGAACCTGTTGCAATTTTTGTAGGATTAATCTTGATAACCTCACGAATTGAACTGGCAGGGATTAATAGGTTTGTTTTTGAGGGTAAACCAGAACTGAACTGAAATTGTGCTATCTGGTATGCGTCTGATGCCTCACACTGATTTGAAACGATATGTACACAGGTTAAAATTGCACGTGACATATCCGATGAACAGGATGAAGCAACAAACTGAACTGCTTCTGAAAAGTTTTCTGGCAGGGATTTCCACTTGCTAATTTCCCCTATTTCATCCAATGGTAGTTTAATCTCTGATTGCAGGATTAACCCAGCTTTCATCTTACCTGCTGATAGGATTACTTCTGTATCGGTTA